GCCCATGGGATAAGGGGGAATTCATTATGGCAACAAAGAAGAAAACAACGGCAGCAGAGCCTGAGCAGGTGCCGGAGCTGAAGGAGGACGCTGTGCTCCCGGAGGGACTGGAGGAGGAAGCGCCGGAAGTCCCTGTGCTCCCGGAGGAGATGGGACAGGAGGACGATCCGCTCCTGGAGGACGGCGAGGAGCTGCCGAAATTGGCGTACTACCGTGTCAACTGGCCCGGCGGGGTGCGACTGCGGGTAGGGCCCGGGCTGGGATACCGCCTCAAGACCACCCTCCCGTGCGGCACGGTGGTTCTGGGCGAGGATGTGGCGGACCTGCTGCGGGAGGACCTGAAGCACGACGACTCTATCTGGCTGCACATCACCTGTGAGGTAGGCAGCGGCTGGGTGGATGGCGCTTATCTGGAGCGGATCAATGTCCCCACTGAGTGATGCCCGCCGGGCATCGCTCCTGGCCTACTGCAAGCTGACGGAGATGGCTGACGATCCTGAGGTGGCCGCTCTGCTGGAGACCTTCTACGGCGCGGCAGCGGCCTACATGGCCCAGGCCGGGGTGTCCGAGCCGGAGGAGGGCACCGCCCGCCGGTCCCAGTACGACCTGTGCGTCAACCACCTGGTCCTGGACAGCTGGGACAAGCGGGAGGTCTCCGTTTCCGGGACGTCGGGGGACAACCCGGCCTTCCGGCGGATGCTCAATCAGTTGAAGTTGACAGAAAATGTGTCCAACTTGGACACATCGGAGGGATGAGCCATGGCAAAGCAGGCGAACGCCGGGGAGCTGCGGACCCTGGTGTATTTCCGAAAGGTCATCAAGGAGACGGACGAGGAGTGCTACCCCCGGGTGAGGGAGGAGCCCGTCTTCCAGGACGGCGCGGGCCGGGAGGTCCCGGTCCACTGCAAGTGGGTCAACGCCCACGGTGCGGAGGTCTTCTCCGCCATGCAGTTGCAACTGCGGCAACCGGCAACGCTGACCATGCGCTACTCGCCGCGCATCCAGCCCACGATGCTGGTGTACAAGGGCCGGGACCCGGTGCCCTATGAGGTCATCAGCGTGGACGACGTGGAGGACCGGCACTGCTGGCTGGAGGTCACGGTGCAGCGGAAGGGGGCGGCGCGGTGAGCGTGGAGGCGAAGCTCAAGGCGGCGCTGGGGCCGTTCGGGGACCCGGTGGAGGCGAATCTTCTGTACGCCGCCGCAGATCAGCTCCCGCCCCGGTATTACACCTTTGCCCTGTCCTCCCGGGGGGACGATTTCGGCGACGATGAGCCGGGGTGCGAGGTGTGGCAGGTGTCCGTCCACTTTTTCGCCCCGCTGGACGGGAACTACGCCCGGCGGCAGAGGCAGACCAAGCAGGCCCTCCACCGGGCGGGGTTCACGTGGCCCAGGTGTGTCGACGCCAGCGACCAGGAGGGACAGCACCTGGTGTTTGAGTGCGAGATCGTGGAGGAGGTGGAAGTGGATGGCGAGATTTAGCGTGGATGGGCTGTTTGATTTTGATGAACTTCTGAATGCCGGAGCGCTTCCCAATGATGTGATGGATAAGATGCTCCATGCCTCAGCGGACGTGATCGTGAACGCGCAGAAGAAGACCGCAAAATCGATACTGCGCGGGAAGTATGCCACCGGAAGATTGGCCGCTTCCATCACCAAGGGCCGTGTCAGACGGTCCAAAGACGGAAGATCGATCGAGATCGGCTTCAAGAGTGGACGCGTCCGGGGCAAGAAGGAACCGCGCCCCACCAGCAACGCGGAGATCGCATTTCTCAACGAGTACGGCAAACGCGGTCAGCCGCCCCGGCCTTTTATCCAGCAGGCCAATGAGCAGTGCCGGGAGAAGGCTATCGAGGCGGCAGAGACCGAGTATAACAAATGGCTGGAATCCATGGGATTCTAGGGAAAGGAAGAAATTATGGCAAGCTTTGGAGCAAAGAACCCCTATTTCTGCAAGGTCAAGGAGGAACCCGATGGTAAGCTCCCGGTCTATGATGGAGAGCCGGTGAAGATCGGGCGGCTGGTGAAGGCAGACCTGTCCATCACTATGGCCTCCGGCAAGCTCTACGCCGATGACGAGCTGGCGGAGAGCGTGGAGGAATTCGCCAGCGGCTCTTTGACCATGGAGACCGATGATATCATCGACTCGGTAGCGTCGGTCGTCTACGGGACCACCGTAGAGGAGAAGACGGTCCACTACAACACCAAGGATGATCCCCCGTCCGGCGGTCTGGCGTACTACAAAAAGCTCATGCGGAAGCGGAAAGTGCTGTACAAGGGAGTTTTCCATCCCCTCGTCAAGGCGTCCCTGGGCAACGACTCCGCCAGTACCAAGACCGACAGCATCACCTTCGGCACCAGCTCCACCACCTTTACGGTGTTCGCCGCCGCCAATGGAGATTGGCGGATCACGGAGGATTTCGACACGGAGGAGGAGGCCATCGCCTGGGTGACGGGCCGGTTTGCTCCTGCCGCCTCCGGCGGCGAACAGGCCGCAGGGTAAGCCATGAAGGCAGTAAGGATCAATCTGGCCGGACGGGAGCGGCACCTCTGTTTCACCGTGGAGGCCATGTTCCAGATCGAGGAGCGTTTTGGCGGTACGCAGGAGCTGACAGATACCATGGAGGCCAACTCCAGGACCGGCTTTGAGGCCGCCTGCGGGGCCGCCGCCATCCTGGCGGAGCAGGGGGAGCTGTGCCGCCGGAGCATGGGGTATGAGCCGGAGCCTTTGTGCGGTGCGGAGGACATCGCCGCCACCATGGCCCCCACAGACCTGGCCCGGCTGAAGCTGGCGGTGGTGTCGGCCATTACTCTGGGCTATGGCCGGGAGATCAAGCCGGAGAACGATGAGGTCGATCTGGGCCTGGCGGAGCTGAACGAGCAAAAAAAAACAAGGTGACCCGGGCTCATTACATCCGTATGGGGGTCCTGTGCGGCCTCACCCGGCGGGAGACACTGTTGTCTACCCCGGGTGAGGCCGGGGACCTCTGGGAACTGTACATCCAGGCCCACCAGCCAAAGAGGAACAGGGAGGATGACTGATGGCGATACGCACTATTTCTACCAGAATGGCGATTGAGGGCGAGGCCAAATATAAACAGTCGATTGCTTCCTGCAACGCGGAGCTGAAGACGCTGAAGTCCTCCCTCGCCTTGGTAGATAGCTCTTTCAAAGGCAACGCCAACTCCATGGAGGCCCTTACAGCTAAGGGGAAGGCTCTGGCCGATATGCAGGCGGCGCAGGCGGCAAAAATTTCTGAGCTGGAAAATGCGCTGAAGAACGCTCAGGATCACCAGAAAGCCTATGCAGATGCCGCTGAGGAGGCAGGAAAAAAGGTTTCTGAGTACCAGTCCTCTCTGGAGAAGTTGAAGCAATCCTCCGATGATACCCAAAAGGAGCAGGCGGAACTTACTGCTGAGATTGAGAAGTGGAAGAAGGTCCAGGCAGAGGCTGAACAGGCCAATTATTCTGCGGTAAAAGGCGTCCAGAACTGGCAACAGCAGTTGAATAAGGCCAAAATCGAGCAGAATGATCTCAAGGAGGCGGTCCGGCAAAACAACCAGTACCTCGATGAGGCGGCCTCCAGCGCTGATGGGTGCGCCACCTCCATCGATGAGTACGGGAAGGCAGTCGAAGCGTCCGCAGCGTCCACCAAAGAGGCGGTCGAAGGGGAGAAGGCGTATAAGCAGTCTGTTTCCAACTGCGACAGTGAGCTCAAAACACTGAAATCCTCCCTTGCCTTGGTGGAGAGCCAGTATCGAGGCAATGCCAACAGCGTGGAGGCTTTGATGGCCAAAGGGGAGGCCCTGACCGACATCCAGGCCAAGCAGGCGGAGAAGGTCCAGACGTTGGGCGAGGCGCTGCAAAACGCGCAGGAGCATCAGAAAAAATATTCGGATGCCGCCGCTGAGGCAGGGCAGAAGGTGGCGGAGTGCAAAGACTCTCTGGAAAAGCTGAAGCAGTCCACCGGGGACACCATGGAGGAGCAGGCCGCCCTGACTGCGGAGATCAAAAAGTGGCAGCAGGCGCAGACAGAGGCTGAGGAGGCCACTGAGGCCTCCTCGCAGAGTGTCCAGGAGTGGCAGCAGCAACTTAACAGCGCTAAGGTCGAGCAGGCGGATCTTGCCGAGGCCATCCAAAAGAATAATCAACACCTGGATGAGGCTGAAAAGAGCGCGGACGGCTGCGCGACATCCATTGACAAATACGGCAAAGAAGTTGACAAATCCAAAGACGCCATCGACCAGCTCGCCGCCGCGCTGGCATCTGCGGGGATCGCCAAGGGCGTCCAAGAGATCGCGGAGGCCCTAATGGACTGCTCCGCCGCCGCTGAGGGCTTTGAGTCCTCCATCGCCAAGGTGGCCACTATCGCGGATACCTCTGCCACCTCCATGGATGAGATCAAAGCACAGATCATCGACCTCTCCAATGAGACGGGGAAGTCCGCCTCGGCCATTGCGGAGGCCACCTACTCGGCCATCTCCGCCGGTGTAGATACTGCCTCGGCAGTGGAGACTGTGGCGCAGGCGGCTAAGTTGGCAGCAGGCGGTTTCACGGAGACCGAAACCGCCGTGGACGTGCTCACAACCGCCATCAACGCCTATGGCCTGTCCGCCACGGAGGCCGGGAAAGTCTCCGACATCCTCATCACCACCCAGAACAAGGGCAAGACCAGCGTGGATGAGCTGGCCAAGTCCGTGGGCAGTGTCATTCCCCTGGCCGCCGCCTATAATGTGGAGATGGACAACCTGGGTACCGCCTATGCGGTGCTCACCGCCAGCGGTACGGCTACGTCGGAGGCGGGGACAAAGATCAATGCCATGCTCAGTGAGCTGGGTGATTCCGGCTCCAAGGTGGCGGGGGTCCTCCAGGAGCAGACGGGACAGTCCTTTGCCTCGCTCACAAAGGGCGGTGCGTCCCTGGGCGATGTCTTAGCCATCATCGGCGACAGCGTGGGTGGTAATACGACTGCCTTTAACGAACTTTGGAGCTCCACAGAGGCAGGCGTGGGCGCTCTATCCATTTTTAACAAGGGCGCGGAGAACTTCAACAGCGTTCTGGGCGAGATGCAGAACAGCGCCGGGGCTACCGAGGCGGCCTACAAAACCATGGCCGACACCACCGAGAACGCCCACCAGCGCATGACCAACGCCGCAGAGAACCTGAAGATCGCCATCGGGGACCAGCTCAATCCCGCCCTGGAAGATCTCTATGACACGGGCGCGGATGCTTTCACCTGGGCCACGGATTTTGTTGCAGAACATCCGGCAGTTGTTAAGGCAGTCGCGGCTGTTGTCATAGGACTGGGGACGCTGGCCACCGGCGTTGCGGCCATCACAGCAGCGACCGCTGCACTGAACGCAGTGCTGTTAGTGGCTAATCCGGTCACGCTCATTGCCGCGGCAGCGGTAGCAGCGGTGACAGCCATCGGAGCTTTTGCTGTGATGACCACATCTGCCAATGAGGATACCAAAGCCTTTACGGCGTCTCTCCAGGAGAACAAGGCGGCCTACGAGGAGCTCTCCTCGACTATGGAGGCCCAGCATTCGTCCGCCGCTGCCTCCCTTGAGGCCCTGGAGGAGCTTCTGGCCGTGGAGGAAAAGTCCGCGGCGCAGAAGACCATCATTGCTGAAAAAGTGGCGGAGCTCAACGAGGCGGTGCCCAACCTGGGCCTGGCCTACGACGCCGCCAGCGACTCCATCAACATGACCACGGACGCCCTGGAGCATCTGGTGGAGAAGGCGGGGGAGCAGGAGGAGTACGAGGCTCAGGTGGCCCGGCTCAGCGAGCTCTACACGGAGCAGAAGCAGATCGCCGCAGAGCTGGAGGCCGCCCAGGCCGCGCTGAACGAGGCCCGGGAGACCGGCTCCGGGAATGTGCTGACCCTGCAAAACAATATCGACGCCCTCACCGAGGCCCAGGAGGCCAACGCGGAGGAGATCGCCGCCCTGGAGGAGGCGTCCCGGGAGTACGGCGAGCGGCAGGCGGAGGCTGCGGAGAAGACGGAGACCATGACCTCCCGGATCGAGGCGCTGACCAGTGAGATGGATACCCTCCAGGCGGCCTATCAGGAGAGCTACGACAAGGCCATGGAGAGTATCGAGGGTCAGTTGGGGCTCTTCGAGGAGATGGACGGCAGTGCCAAGACCTCCATCGACAGTCTCATCGACACCCTCAAGGGGCAGGTGTCCTACATGGAGACCTACTCCGAAAACATCAAAAAGGCCATGGAGATGGGCGTGGATGAGGGCCTGGTCAAGAAGCTGTCGGACGGCTCAGTCGAATCTGCCCAGATCCTGGACGCCATCGTCAAGGGCGGTCAGGATGATATCAAAGCCCTCAATGAAGAGCTGGCCAAGGTGGAGGAGGGGAAGGACAACTTCTCCAACACCGTCGCTGAGATGGAAGAAGATTTCAGCGAGAAAATGAAAGGCTTGGTCAAAGACATGGAGGGTGCCATCCAGGAGATGGACCTGAAGGACGACGCCTATACCATCGGCTCCAATAATATGCAGGGCCTGATCGACGGCACAGCAAGTCAGCGGCAAGCTCTGGTCAGCAAATATGCCGAAATGGGTCGTGCGGCCCTCGCCGCCTACAAGCGAGAGGTGGCCCAGGCGTCCCCCTCCAAGAAGTTCCAGCAGGTGGGGCGCTATGACATCGAGGGTATCATCCAGGGCGCGGAGAGCGAGCGGGCCCGGCTGGAGGCGGCCTACACCGAAGCCGCCCAGGCGGCTCTGCACAGCATGGAGCGCGCCATGCCCTCCACCTTCCTGGAGCCCCGGAATCCGTCTCCAGCGGAGCAGACGGCGGCGATCGCCGCAGCAGTCCGGCAGACGGCGGACAACAGGCCGGTCATCCAGCTCAACATCGACCACATGGAGGTCCGTAGTGATGCAGATATCGACAATGTCACCCAAAAGCTCTACTACATGGTGGCGCGGGAGACCAGAGGGAGAGGAGGCGTCCTATGAGCGGTTTCACCTTCAGAGGCACCCACAGCAGTGATTTCGGCATCCACACCGTAGACCAGTCCCGAACGATCCTCCCGCCCCGCAGGGAGGGGAAGATCGCCATCCCGGGCCGCTCCGGCTACTACGACGGTGTGTCCGGCGGCGTCTACGACGAGCGGCAGGAGTCCATCCTCTGCACCTTCGCCTGTCCCAAGGGCAGGACGGTGGCGGAGGTCTGCCGGGAGATCGCCTACTGGCTCTCCGGCACGGGCCGCCTGAGCTACGACAAGGAGCCGGACAAGTACTACAACGCCCGGATCACCGGAGCGCCGCCCATGGCCCAGCACCTCAAGCACGGCGAGTTTACGATCACCTGGTCCTACAACCCGCCCTTCGCCTTTGGCCGGACGGTCTCCGTACCCATCCACAGCGGGCGCAACGACATCCGCTAC